GAACTCTATCAAAGCCGAATACAGATTGGCAATGTTGTTCTCTGTAATGAATGTCATTTTCCCATCCAATGATTAGCAATAAATGTGATAAAGCCACCGATAGCAGAGGCAATAGCCATACCTGCCCAGAAGCCACCTTTAGATTTGTTTGCAAGTTCTAGTAGTGACTTTATATCTGTTTCCATACTATCTACTTTATCTTGCAAGTTTTGCACTTGGGCTATAAGTTGTCCGTATTGTATTGGGTCTATTTCGTTACTCATTTCAAAAGTCCTTCTGGATACATGCTATTTAATTGAAACTGTTGGTCTATTAATTGTCTTGTTAAAGCATTTCTAGCATTATTGTCTAAAAACATTCCAAGACCTTGATTTTGTTTTTTGTATAATTCCAAAGCTACGTTTGCTTTAACTTTTGGTAATTCAAGTAATGATTGACCAATACCCAAAGCTGCACCTGCTGGACCACCAATTGCTGCACCTGCACCAGCTTTTACACCGCTACCAATACCTAATATATCTCTATTTTCAATACGACCTACAGCTTTTTGAAGATTAGGTTGCAATTCTTTTAATGAACCGTATTGTGCATTAATAGATTTTAATTCTGGCATGATATTTTCTAACGATTGTCTTGCTGTACCTGCCATTGCTTGATATGCTTGTTCTTTTGCAAGGCTTGGTTTTTCTGGAGCTCTACCAAAATCAATTCTTTTGTATGCGTCTGATTTAAATTTTTGTAATTCTTCTGGAGTAACAGATGTAATTTTTTCTTTTTTTAAATAATCTCTAAATTGTTTTTCTATGTTATTTATTTCTGTAATATCTTGTGCACCTTCAATTTTAAATCCACCCATTGAAGACCTAACATCTTTTAAACTTTCAAGCACTTTTGTTGCTGGAATTTTAACATTGTTATTTGTAGCATTAGCTATTAAATTATCCATTTGGTCACCAAATACACCAAGTTTAGATTGAACTTGACCTAGTCCCTCATAACTTAATGGAATTTGATTCTTTAATGCTGTTTCTGTAATTGCTGCTCTTTCATCTGGTGCTAATTTTGTAGACCATTTAGCAGCACTTTCATACAATTTTGGAGCAAGTGTAGTAGGTATAACTTTAGCAGCACCATACATACCGGTATTTAACACTGCATTAATAGGGTCAATAGCAGTTCCTGTTTGTGCTACCTTTTCAAGGAATGATGTAGCTTTACCAACTTTAGCTAACGATGCAGCTTTAGCAGCAACAGTAGCACCTCCAGTTAAAAACATAGAGGCATCACTTAATACACTAGCAGGATGTTCTTGAAGTGTTTGTAAAAAAACATCTTGACTTCCGTATTTATTTGCAAAATAATCACCTAATGCATTTACATATTTTTCTTTATCTTGAACTCCGGGAATAATTTTTTCTACAAGACCAACAGCTAAATTACCTAATCCTTTTGCGGTTTCTATAGGTTGTGTAATAGCACCAACAATATTTTTACCTTCATTATAAACATCTGGGAAAAAGTTTTTGGCTGCTTCTACTCCAGAAAATTTAAAACCAGATGATTCTTGTTGTTTAGCAGCTTGGTATGCTTGAGCAATAGTTTCAAACTCTGATGTTCCTTGTTTATTTTGATTGCTAACAATCCATTGTGCGTACTCTGATGCTGTAGCCATTGTTTAATCCCTTTTATTAATAATTGCGTCTGCTTGATTAAATAATACTTGATTTGGATTATCCATATTAGCATTTGGTTTAGCAACTAATGATTCTACTTGTTTTTTAATGTCTGCACTTACTGCTTGACCTAATGAGTCATCATATGCACCAAGACCTTCGTAACTAAATGTACCAGCAGAAATATTTTTTCTAGCCCAATCAGCAAGTTTTGCATTGCGATTTGCATTCGCAGTTGCAATTTTTACCATTAACATACGACCTTCTTTAGACGTTGCAAGCGTAGGGAATGTATCTTTATATGCTCCAAATTCCAAGTCAGATGTAGAGCCACTGCCCGGAGTTCTAATTTCAGTAGCTCCTTTAGTAGCAATAGCATTTACTAATTGATTTACATTTGCGTCTGGAGTTTTAATGCCTAAATAATTTTGAATATCAGCAGATAATTTAATTGCACCACTTCCACCTGCATTACCAATGGCAGCATCAATATTTCTTGTATAATTTGCAATACTTCGTGCAGAATTTGTGCTTGAAACTAAACTTGTTAATGTATCCTTATCAACATCAAGAATAACTTTAGCAGGAGGAGGCATATTAATTGTTGTAGCTGATGCTTTTTTCTCTTCAATTACTTGTTTATTAACAATAGTTGCTTGTGCTTGCGTTAAATCTTTAAATGGAACACCAAAACTTTGTATAGCATATCTATCTGCAGAATCAGTAACAGATTTTTCTTTTGGCATACCTTCTGCAATAACTTTACCAGCAGCATCAATAACTCTTCCACCTTCAGGAACTACAGTTAATTGTTCTTTAATAGGTGTCATCAATGATTTAAGAGTAGAAGCACCAGTTATATAAGGTGCAGCAGCACCAACATCCACACCAAGCATTTTTTGTAGTGTGTCATAATTAATTTCTGGTTTTCCTTGAGGTGCAGTCATTACTTGTTTTGTATCTACAACTTGTGGATTAAGATTAGGTGCAATAGGTTGACCAGTTTCATCTAACATAGGCTGTGAAGCACCATATACGTTTTGACTTGCATATTGTGCTGGTGTAGCTTGTGTAAATAAATTAGGAGCAAGTTCATCTATCTTCTTTTTAGTTTCTATAGATTTTTTCAACTCTTGCATTTTAATACCTTGAATATAATCTTGCGTGGCTTTATCATAAGTGCCTTGTGCACCTTGCATACCTTGTTGGTAAGCACCAGCTAATATACGACCTAAACCTAGATTTTGGTTTTTAGGTGCGGCTAAATACCCTACAGCAGTATTAACAAGACCAGACATTAATGACTGTTGTTTAAGTTTATTGGCTGCATCTTCACCTAATAAACTAGTAATATATTCTGGAGTTTGTGTTGCAAAAATGTTGTCTAGTAGTCCCATGTGTCTATCCTAATAATAATGAGTGTGGGTATCGTGCTTTTGGTATTTCAGTAACTAATAATGGTTGGTATTGTGAAGTACCTTTACCTTTGCTAACTCCTGCATTTGGTGCTTGTTGTATTTGTGGTTGTTGATTAGCTATATCATAAAGTTTAGTACCTGCAGCCAATGTAGTACTTGGATTTGCTTTCATAAAGTCAAAAGCAGCAGAAGGTGCATTAGCAAGTTTGTCCATAAATGTTGGCATACTAGATGCTAATTCTCCACCTGCAGTTAAATTCATTAGTGGGTTAGCAGATTGTATAATACCTGTACCCATGCTACCTAAAAGATTTGCACCTTCAGTTGCACTGTAGCCAAGATTGCCTAAATTAACTCCAGCACCACCTATGGCATTAGGAGCAAGATTAGTAGATAAAGCATTAACACTGTTTTCTAGTGCAGCAGTAGATAAATCACCTGCAACTGCTGGCAATGCTTCTTGACCTAATTGAACTCCTTGTGAGGCTCCAGCTGCAGCACCGCCACCAAGTCCTAGTAAAGAACCACCACCACCTGTAACACCACCTAATAAAGCACCTTTAAGTGGGTCTTGACCGGTAACTAGTCCACCTACAGCACCAATACCAGCACCTGTAAGAGCTGCGTCTAATGCAGCAATGCCTGTTATGGTAATTGGGTCCATTATTTACCTACCTTACCTACAATGTAACAAATAGGTTCAAGAATAGCACGATAAATCATACCAATATTATCTCTGTTTTTACCTCTTTTTTGTTTCCAGATATCAGCAGTACGATGTCTTGCGATATGCTCTAAAACACCCCTTAAAATGCGTTGTAGGGCACCTTTTTCACCACTCTTATAAGCGTATGTAACTAATGGTAAGAATAGTGTGTGGTAACCTTTTTCGTATGCAGGGTTTAAGTCTTTAGATTGAGCTAACCAAATAGCGTTACGGAAGCTACCAAAGCCATATTCAGCGTTCATAGCTGTACATACAATTTTGCCACCACCTGATGATGTTGTAGTAGAAACGCTTCCCATAGGTGTTTGACCAATAAGGTTAGCGTAGTTTTGTAGTTTTTGATAAGGTAAGTTTTGGTTATAGTTAAATTTATTAATGTCTGCTTGCAATGCTTGGTTTTGATAATCTTCACTAATTTTGCCAACATTCATAAGTTGGTTAATATCTGCATAGTCAGCAGCAGCTAAAGTAGGTGCATTAGTAGCAGCAGCATTTTGCATACCACGTTCATTAGCATAGTTTTGATAAGCTAAATCACCATACTTATTAGCTAGTGTATTAGATAATGTATTAGCAGCACGATTTTGAATATCAGCAGAAACACCAGAACCATAACGACCAGACTGTGATGCACCTGATTGAGCAGCTTTAATAGCATCCATGTAAGTTTGTGTAGCACCTTGTGAAGCACCAGCAAGGGCTTGGTTAAAGTATGGATTGTTTTGTAAATATTGACCACTAATTACATCTTGTTGTTGTTGTTGTGCAGCAGGAAGTAAAGGATTACCTGACATAGCACGATTTTGAGCAGCTTGTAATGCAGTTTGTGTTTGTTGTGATGGACTAATATAAGTTTGACCACCATAGTATTGTGGAGTATTAGATTGGTAAAGTTGTTTACCTTGTTCAAGACCATAAGTTACATAAGGGACTACATTAGGGTCAATACCAGATGTAGTTGTAGAATTAGTTGGAGAACCACCACCACCATAAAATGTAAATAAGTTATCCATAACCCAAATTGGGTTTAAGAATAATTTAAAAGAATTTGATAAGTTCATATTTATGTACCTTTAGAAGTATTTGTTGATAGTAAACTTGGTGCTAAAAATCTTCCAGCACCAGATGATTCTTGACCAGCATTTATGTTTTGTAAGTTTTGTGCTAGTTGAGAATTAAGTGTTGGAAATAAACTTTCAGTTGTTGGATATGGAGCCATGCTTGAGTCAACTTGCATTGGATTATTAGTTCCAATATAATTTCTATTTTTTCCCATCATCGCAGAAAACTCTGGAGATTGACCAAATAATTGAGAAAGAAAATTATCAGATTGTTGTGGTTGATTATTAGTATAATATTGACCTTTTTGTGGGTCGTAATATACTTGACCAGCAGATGCTGAATCTTGATTTTGTAAAGCTGCTCCCATATCTATTCCTTAAAGAGTGAATGTCCAAGTTGTTGGTTTAAAATTCATTTGTTTTACTTTGCGTTCCCATCCCTTACGACTAGATGTGAATGTAACTTCTGTCTTACCACCTTGTTTTGCTATTTGTTGTATTTCTTGCCATGCTTGTTGAAAGAGTACTTCGTCATTAATAGTAGACCATGCTGCCCAAACGTGCATTGTTTGACCCATAGGTTGTAATACAACAAAGCCATAAGGTTGTTTGTTATTAATAGCTAGAAACAACATAGAACGATTTTCGTAACAGTCACAGTAGACATCTTCTACTATCCAATGTGGGTGACCTTTAGAGCGAACGACTTCAAGACCATGTTTCACAAAGTCCCAATGTTGCCTTAAATCTTGTTTAGGTATATAATGTAAAATCATGCAACTATTATGTATTTGTAAGTTTTATCCGTATTTGTGTTAGCTGTATGAGTAATCACTGCATTGCCTTTATTGGTAGCACTAATATAAGTACTTGCTACAACAGAAACTGCATTAGCTGTAGTAGGCATAAGAAGTATTACACTATTATAGCCTATTCTAGCATCAGAAATTGTTGTAGTAGTAGCACTAGCTACATTTAAAGTAATACTACCTGTATTGTTAGTTTTACCTTCAATAAGGTTATTGACTACTTCACTTATTTCACGAGGTTCAGAGCCAGCAGGGTTTAGTTTTCTATACGAGTCCCTTTTAGCCATTATCTACCGCCTTGTGTTTCAGTGTCTACATCAACTGCTATAGCTGTTGTCCAACTTCCTGTAGGAGTAATGCTTAATCTATGCCATCTTCCAGCACTTCTTAATGGTACACGACCACCTTCACCAGAAGATGAAGCTGTGCTAAATGAAATGTTATCATCTAGTTCACGTCTTGAAGCTACAGAAATATTAGCTGCACCATTATCTATAATAGGTCTAGCAAGTTTAACTACGGAGTTATAACCATCTTCAAAATCAGATAATATAAGGTTTGCAGTAGTATTAGCACCTGTAAATGTGACAATGTATCCGCCTCTGGCACCTGCAAGAACATATTTACCACCAGCCCAAATACGGTCATCAAGTGATGCAGGGACTGTTTCAATGCTTGTGTATAGAGTACCAATACCTTCTAGTGTTACACCTGTAGATGCAGCAGAAGCTACATAATTAGTATTTGTTTCAGCTCTTGACCATTTATTAAGTTGCCAGTTATAAATAATAAGTGCATTACCACCTGTTACTGTAGGATAATTCCAAATAACAAGTTTACGAATAGGGTCAACTGTTGCTGACATAGTGTCAGATTTAGCAAGGTTAAATGTAGAATAGAAATATCTATCTATTTTTTCTACGCCAATAGGAGTAATTGTTTTACCGTCACATGAATAGAATCCATCGTCTGATAAGAAGTAAGACATACCACCATATTGTGCTATAGAGTTACCTTCTATACATCCAAGATTGCGTGATATAGCATCAAACTGGAAGAAATAAGGACTACCAATGTACTGCATACGGTAGATAGCTTTTTCTAGGAATACAATACCAATTTCACCGCCTGTAATACCTGTAATATTGCCACCGTCAGCAATTAACTGGAAGTCAGATTGTGAAGCATTACCAGAAGTCCAATTTTGCTCATTAGCAATGTCAGACCACTGAAGTTTATTTGGTGTATCTAATATATTTGCACAAACTACAAAGTCACGAACTACTGTAACAAATTTAGCGATAGGTGCAGATGATGTATATACACTCATATTGCTTGTAGCAATAGTACCACTAGCTGCAGTAGTTAAGGTAAATGTTGTTGAACCTGTAGATGTAATAACATAGTTACCAGATAATGCACCACCTGATTTAAAATAAATCTTATATGTACTACCAGTAGTTAAATTATGTGCAGTACTTGTAGTAACTGTAACAACTGTAAGTGTTCTAGTATAAGTACCATTAATATATGTGCCTAAATCTTGCCATGTACTAGAAATACCTAAAGTCCATGTTTGTATAGGTTCATGATAGTTAGCTGCTAATAATATAGAGCCAAATTGTGCATACTGCCAACGAATAGTTCCACCATAAGCACCAGTTTTAGATACATCTGTCATATTAAGGTTAGTGGCATCAAACTTAAATAGTTTAGAAACACCGCCACCAAATAACTGAACTGTATCACCAATCTTACCTACAAATACATTGTTAAGACTTTCACTAGCTGCATTAGATAAGTTAGATGCACTAGGAAATGGAGCATAGCCTGCTAAAACAGGAACAACATTTTTAGCGTCATTAAGACTTTCACCAATAGCTGGTTGGTCTGGTTTCCATTCTGTAAATTGTAATCTTCGTATAGGCATATTAAGCCTTCATAATAAATGCAAGTGCAAAGTAAGGAGGTAGATTTTTGTCTGTACCACTAGAACCTGTTGTACTAATTCCTACAGAAATGCCTGTTGTTGCTGTATTAGTAGACATACTAGGAGTTCTAGAACTACCTGCATCTGTTGTAGCAGTACCACCATTGTCAGCACCTGCTTGAGCTTGTGTTGAATTTGGTAAACTATGTGAGTGACCAGAATCAGTAACAGTTGCAGTATGGGTATGGCTTACTACAATAGCGTCTTTAGTACCACCAGTTTGTGTATTAGCACCAGTGATTGTTGAATAAGCAACACTAGATGTATCTGAATATGCACCTACAATAAATCTATTGCGTAAATCTGGAGTACCATTAGAACCATTACATAAATACCATCCACTAGGAATAGTAGCAATAGTTCCAGACCACATTAAAATCATGCCAGTACTGAATGTAACCACAGCACCCCAAGATGCAGCAGAACCATCTGTACTTAAATATTTACCAGAATTACTTGTTTGTGTAGGCAATAAAGCATTGATTGCAGTAGACGCAGTAGTTTGTCCTGTACCACCAGATAATATTGGTAATGTATCACCACTAGTGCCACCTTGCCATGCTTTTAGATGTGACATTAATGCACGAATAGCATTATT